ATTGATGATGTCACAGCAACGCTGACCGCGGTAACTGGGCTCCGAGTTTGCGACGAGTTTGGTTGCATCATTTATTACACGGAGCCCAGTTACCGCGGTCAGCGTTGCTGTGACATCATCAATCGCTTCGTTGAACAGGTCGGTGTACGACATCAGGCAACCGCTGGACGAGGGATGCCAAGCAGCTGCTTGACGATCGGGGTCAGGCTTTGCTGTGGTGCCGAGCCCATGCCGTCAAACGTGGCGTAGGTTGACTCTATTGACCCTCTGGAGCGCCATAGAGCGGCGCAATACATCAGGGTGCCTAATGTTGCGTCTCCGCCTGGTGAGGTCGTTAGAGAGTCGATATAGCCCGACTCTTGACGCCTGCGATAACAGAACTGGTTGCCTGCCGATACCGATTGCGTGAGCAACGTGTAATCGTCTGACGGGTTTGTGATCGTGATGCCAAGGTAAGACATAACCTGCGCGGCCGTCACCCATGTGCAAACGGGGTCATACGAGACGGTGCCAGACGCGGCGACACGCTCGACATCGCTTGCGGTCTTGGCATAGAGCACTTGATCGGCAATTGGTACCTGATAGTCGTAAAGCAGATCGCCTTCGGTATCAACTCCTAGGAATAGATACTGGGGAAGTGCCCTGACGACATACGAGCCGTTAAAGGTCGCATCCACCGATGCCACGACGATTGAACTGCCGACTGCAATCTCGCTGGGGGTCAGGAGTTGCAGTACGGCAAAGTTGTCAATCAGGTACTTGTTAGTAACTGTGTAAGTAGCCATGGCGGTTAAGCCGCCTTTCTACTAAGCCTGGGTGATCTTGCGAATCATGCCACCGATTGCAGCAAAGGTGCTGACGTATCCGTGGAATGACATTGTGCGACCAAGGGTTGCAGGTACTTCAACGCTCATCAAGCCACGGATTGATTCGTAGAACTCGAATGCGTCGCCTGAACCTTGACCAACACGGGTGATGATCATGGTCTTTGCAGCGAAGTTGCTGTCAACTATCAATTGCAGACCGAGTGGGTTGCCGTTCCATGATGTTGCGTTTCCGCCACCAAGTGCGTTTTGACCGGTGAGGCCAGCGCCGATGAATGGGAATACTGGACGGCCAGTTGTGTCTGCGAGCTGTCCGAGTTGACCCCATACGTCTGGTGAAACAAACATGTGTGTTGGGGTGAAGTTGCGACCGTTCGAGATGTCAACTGCGCTGTCGTAAACAGACTTGAGCAAGTCGGCTACGGTGCCATCCCATACGCCTGACGAGTTTGCTGCAGTCAACAAGTTGTCTGCTGCAAAATTGTCTGATGCGATCATGTATTCGCCCATGAGGTCGTTCAAAATCAACTGCATTGCTGCAGGTGAAGTGAAGTCAATGTCCTGTACGGACAATGTGACCTGACCAGCGAGAGTGGTCTTGCTTACGGTGTTGGATGCGATCACCATTGTCGTTGCTGATGCTGCCGACAATTCAGAACTCTGGGTGCTCACCGAGGTATGAGTTGTGATGGTAGGTCTTACGAACGTCTTTGATGCACCGCCGTCTGGATAAGCGCGAGCGCCAAGTGCTTCTACCGTAGGCCTGATGAAGTTCAGATCCTGCACCAATGGCCCGAGCACGGGAACAGGCAAGAGGCCTAAAGTGTCCGTGGTAAGCACATCACCTGCGGCTGCTTGCAACGCTGTTTTCTTTGATGCTGTGTATTCAGCAACAGCCTTGTTGATGTTTGCAAACGTGTCGCCACCAATGTGGTAAGCGGCCATGTATTCGCCTGCTGATGGAAGTACAAACTCTTTTTTAGCCTGTGCAAAAATTGGCGCGGTTGGGATTGTTGCCTCAACTGCTGGTGCGGTTACTTCTGACATGGGTTCTATCTCCTGTTCTGGGACTACTTCTTCATTTAACACTACTTGTTCTGGCTCTTGGTGGATACTCGCTGCGACGCTGGCAATATTGGCCATGTCACCAAACGCGCCGATCGGAACGAGCGACAACTCTGTCCAATCCGCTGCTTCGATAATCATGGTTCCTGCTTCGTCGTATGAGAACTTGACGGGATTTACGCCAACCGAGACTTGGTCAATTGTGCCGTCTTGAGCCATGACCAAAGCATCGTTGCCGAGGCTGGTTGCGCTTATCTTGGCGCTAAACATCATTCCCTGCTCGGTATCTACGCGCTCTGTGACAACACCTACTGGCATGCTCGCGTCGTGGTACATAAACAGGCGCGGCGCTTTGCCTTCGACTGGCAATGAGCCTGGGCGAAAGATCACAGCTGTACCGTCCGAAACGGTTGCCGGCACGTTGTAGGGAACAGCGGTTCCGCTGATTGTGCGTCGTGGTGCGTCGCCTTTGGCGGCGTCGAGTGTGAACTCTCCTGCAATCAATTTGATCATGATGCAATCTCCTCTTGTGTGTTTTCTTCTATAACTGTTTCTCGGTCACTCATGCTGTCGGCCAAGAAGTTCTCCTCGAGATATTCATGCGCGTCAAAACAAACTGAGGTACCGCGCGGTAGCACATTGTCCATTGACAAAGCGCCTGCAATTGCGTCTGCATACAACTTGACGCCAAACAAGTAAAGGTCTGCGCGCGCTTGTTGTGACGACTGGTATGAATAAGCGCCAGTAGCAACGCCCACCAAATACGGTGGCACGTTTGCCAAGCGCGACATTTCTAATGACTGATATTGCGACGCTTCAATAAGCAACATTTTGTCAGGCGTTGCGTTTGTTTCTGTGTACGTCAAGTACTGATTTAAAGCGGCAGTTTGATTTGAGGCACGAGCCGCATTGAACTGCGCGGCCAAATCGCTGAGACTTTGAGCATCTAAGGGTTCTGAGTTTTCGGTTTGACGCAAGATGCCGGCAGGGATACTTGACGATGCGTTGCGATTGCGCGCTGCTTCAAGTTTAAGCGCGGTTTCAATTGCGCCAGGTGCCGAGTAGATCAAGCCTTGTTCTGGCGACAAGAATTGCACAAGGTTTGTTGGGTCAATTTCTCCGCCTTGGAAATACACCTGTGTTGACGGGGCAAACCAAACTGGGCCAGATTGATCGGTAGTTGTAACCGAGCCTGCTGGCAGTCGAGTAAACGATGCTGGGTATCCGTCAGCTGTGCGCGACGTGATGTACCAAAATGCGCGACCAAAGAAGAACAGGTCGTCCAGCGTCCAAGACATTAAGAATTGATAACTGACCGTTGGGTCTGGTCGGCGCAACCATGAGCGCGGTTCAAGATAAACCTTGGTCATGGCTTCTTCGTTTGCGTCCCAAACTTCGTTGTACATACGCAATGGCATTGAGCCAATCACGGATTTGAAAAGCGAGTTAGCGCGGTTAATTGTTGGCACGGATACGGCCTGATTACGCGCTTCGCCTTCGCGGTAGGTGTAGTACTGGCCGATCATGTTGACGCCAACATTGGACGATGAGTAACCAGGTGCAAAACCAGTTGCAGCATTCACCTTTGTGGGAACGCTAATTGCTGATGTTTTTGGTTTGCCGAATAAAGCCATGTTCCTACTTTGCCATATAAGTGGCAACCGCACGAGACTTATCCGATTCCGACAAAAGGCAAGAACGTGCGGTCGCCGCGCTCATCTTAGTTATTTACCGAGACAAGCATGGGTTTTCCGCTACTAATTGGACGAGCACACATGCCGATTCCCCAGACCATTGTGCGTGCCAATTCGATAGGCCCAGGTGATCGCTTGCTTGAGAGCACGATCGTGTTGTCGGTGCGAACAGCAACGGCGCGCTGGACGTGTTCGGCTAACAGTTTTTCTCCTGTGTGCAATAGTCGCGCTTCGGCGATCATGTTTTTGGCGAGCGGTGTGAACCGTCCGAGTTCTGCATAGCCGACGACGACTCGGCGGCGCTCAATGTTTGACGGACAGGTCGCGTCCACGGTCGGCGATAACGCGAATCTGATTGTTGGGTCTTTGGCTAGTTCTTGCACGTTGTCCCACAGCTCTGTAATTGACTCGGCAATGAACGCGACGGTGACAAGCACCCGACCGTCTGACAAGTTGACGCATCTGGTTGCGCTATACCTAGAGTCGTCCAGCGAAGACTCAATCGCTACAACGCCACCGCTAGGGATGTCCCCTGTGTACTCAAGGGACGGCCAACGCCCTGGCTCAATCCAACCGCGCACAACACTCACCCAAAGGTTGAGGGATGCGCGCAAGAACGACGCGCGATCGGGGTTAGTTGACTCTTGCCTAATGGTGTCCATGTCCAACGTGTGACCAAGCGCAGGATTACCCCACGCCCATGACGCAGGATGCAGCGGGTCAAGGCTTGGGTCAGGTGACCATTCGGCCATGTACATCGTGGATGGTTCGCCTTTGTCAATGGCTCGAATACCAGCCTCACGCCACCGCTGGAACAGCACGGATTCCTCGGTGCCAGCTGTGCTGAAGAAACACGCCAAAGGATTTTTGCGTGCGCGCTGTGCCGGCAACAGACCGCCTTCAACCGAGTCAGGGTTGACGTCAAACAATTCGTCAACGATCACAAGGTCAATGCTCATACCGTGACCTTGGTTTGGCTTTAATGCTTTGACCCACCACTTGCTGCCGTCTGGCATGGTGGCCTGATAACGACCGTAAGACTTGACGATCTTGGCGCCGTAATACTCTTCAAGGATTGGTGCAAGATCATCAAACAACAGACACGCAAGGTCGAGTCTGTGCGCGCCAGATACCACGGTCTGTTTAGTGCCACGTATCTTTGGCATTTCCACAAGCCAAAACAGAATAAGCGCCTGGATGATTGTGGTCTTACCGTTCTGACGCGCAACCGAAACAAGGCTCGAGCGATGCACAAACTTCTGATCGGAGTCCACCGCCAAGATTCCTTCAAGTGCATGTTTTTGCCAAGGCATCATGGTGATCTTAAGTACCTTCTCAGCCATGTCCCCCACAAGTCCAGCTAGTGAGCCGGCATGGTCAGGGATGATCGTTTCCAGTCTCGGCTGATCATGGCCAGTTGGCGCTAGTTCAGGCTGATCTTGGCTGGTGGCGACAAAATGATGGATGGGGCTCGGGGGCATTTGATTCGCATATAAAAAATCGTTTATTGCTTTCTCCCGATTTTGTTTTGCGTTTGCCAATTTCTTATTGCGATACGTGGCGCCTCGAGCGCTGTTGCATGGCTTACATGCTGCTACGTATCCATCTTCTATTGTTCCGCCTTTGTCTGATTCAACTAAGTGATCGAGTTCTGTTGCTGTGTTTCGTTTGCACCAATGGCATAGAGGTTGGTCGCGTAGTAGTTCTGCTCGTGCTTGTTTGTAGATCGTGGTGTCGTGTTCTGTGAGTTTGCGTGTCATCGTTGTGCCTTGTCGGGGGGGGGATGTTTGTTTGTATGTTATGCGAAGTGATTAGACATACAGGGATGAATGCTCCACCCACGGGGTTGCCCTAACCCGTACCCTTTGCACTCATCAGCTGATTATGTTTACAGCTCGCCTCGATGCTTTGCCTAACTCATTTCGTCTTGCATGATTTAGGGCGCACCGATCTACCCAGGTTCCCCTGTTTACTGCCCACCTCATGCGACCGAGGCACACACCTGCTACTAGCCGATTGTCAATTACTTACATTGGTGAACACTTGCAGCGCTTCGCGTACGTGTATTCATGATTGCTGAACGTCTGAGTATAAGGCCCTTGTACGCGCTTGTATTGCAACTTTGGGTCTGCAGTCGCATCAACCAACATCAGGTCAATGCCCGTCAACCAACGATTACCATCACAATCAATGCACTTGTTTTCTTGAATGTCTTTATAATTGGCTTTTCTAATCATGTCGCGCATCTGCGGCAACGATGGGAACTTCCCAAACTCCTCAACCATTGGCATGGCTTTTCTTACTTCATCTGGCGTTACTGATTGCAAGAACTGATCTTGTTGCCACACCTCAATGACCACGTTAAATGAGATTTGCTGTGATGGGAATATGGCTCGAATTTTGTGAACCATTGACTCAATGTTCTGGTTATTCATATCGCTCCTATGCTCTCGGATTGCTAAGGGTGTAGAGAATGTACTCCATGTCGCTGGGCTTCCAAACCGCTGCATGACATCCAGCCATCTCACACGCGTTTAACCAAATCTTTTGTCCAGGCGTTGTTTTGCCCTTCTCTGCTTTTAACTCAATAACCAACGGCCGACCGCCTTGAAACGGATGCACCATGAACAGATCAGGAAACCCCACGTCACCTTGCACGTTGGTCATCCAGCGTCCTCGAGTGTTCTGTGCCGGCAGATCATGATGCACTAACCAGCCATAACGCTTAGCGATGCTGATCACCATGTCTTTAAAGTCGGCTTCGCTGATCTTTGGGTCTAACTTCATTACAACGCTGCCGACCAAACTTTGTCAGCCAAATGCTTAATAGCCCATCGCACAAATTGCTTTGCTTCGCGTTGGTCTTCATTGTCCATTCGGTCGTAAATGCTTTGTAGCCGTTCAATCGCGCTTATCAGTTCATCTAGTGTCATTTCAGCCTCTCAATGATTTTGCTTGCTTCGTGTGATTTCAACAGTTCAAGAACCGCGCTGTCATCGTTTAGTTCGCGATGTATGAACTCCAGTAATCCAAGGTCATCCATGTTGGCGTCTTTAGCCAGTTTCTTGATGTAGCCGATCTGCTTAGGTGTGGCAAATGCACCAGAGGGAATGTGCACTTGTCCAGATGGTTGCGGTGAGCCGCCTAAGCGCTCTACTTTTTGCATCTCATTACGCGACGGCCTAGGTGCGCCACCAGACCCCTGTAATGGGCAATTGGCAATAGCGCGACCAATGGCGCTTGTCTCACAGTTCTCCACAAACGATGTTGCGTTGACGCCACGATCAGATTTAATTTCTTCTGCGTAGCCAGTAGCGACTGGCACCTTGTCATCCTTGTCGGCGTACAACTCTGCATAGAACACGCAAGCATCGCCTGTGTAGTTCATCATGCACGTATAGACGCGCCCGTTCGGATATGCAGCCCACCAGCGGACTAAGCGTTGCTCGACTGTCTCGTAGTTGCTGAGGTCAAAGCCCATCAGATGCCAGCCCACACGCTTAGACGCTGTGCATGGTCATGTGCCCCACCGCGCTGGGCATACGCCAGTTCGCCTGTGTTGCGAATGTGACCGCGACGCGCAGCTGCATTTAACCGTCCAGCGATGCCTTTGGTGACAGGGAACTGATCGCCCAGGTGCTTCCAGATGTCGTCAGATGTGAAGAACCCTTTAGTGCGCGCAACGTGCAAGATCGCAGCGTCAACTTGGTTTTGTTCTGGTTTTGTCCATCGCGCATCAGCTGACGCTTGCGACGCAATCATGCCTTGGATAAATGGCGCTTGTTTTTTTGCCGGCACACGGCCGTCACATACGAAATGTGTTTTGCCAGTTATCTCTGGGTAGGCGATGGTTTCTTTACAGATCGTGCAGGTTTTCATTGTTTTGCCGCCATTGCTTCGCCGTAAGCATCTCGCGCTTCTTGGCAGATCATGCAGAATCTTGTGCCGTGTTCTTCTGGCGTTATGTTCATGTCTGCTACGTACATGAAGTGCGTCAACATGACCGCAACGTCTTTCCAATTGTCACTCATTGTCGGAATCTCCTTTGTCGGTTAGGAATGTGCTTGTAGTGCTTTGATTGCTAAGTCGAGTGTAGTCACATCGTGAAGTGGCATTGGTTCTTCTAGTGATAGCGAGTTTTTCATTGCGCGCAAACGGCGAATAATGCTTGCGTGTGGGTTGGTGCTTGTGTCAGCAATCTGGTTGATCAGATCAAAGATTGCCATATCGTGTCTAGTTGTCATTGCTTGCTCCAATACCATTCGTCGGGTTTCTTCAGTAAGTTCGCCTTGATTCCATGCACAGCCTTCGCTCATTTAACGCTCCATGGCCCCCAGCCGAACCCGTAGCGCTCAACTCCGTAGTTGTAAATTGCTAATCCAGCAAGCAAGTTAGTTTGAGCCTGTAACAGATCTTGCTTTTGGGTGATAATGCCTTTGCCGATGAGCCATTTATGCCATGAGCCGTTGATCTGCAGCAATCCACGTGAACCGCCGTGTGGGTCTTTGCGGTTAATGACGTTTGGTGTGCAATTGCTTTCGCGCTTCATGATGGATTCGAGCACGGTGCGCTGATCGGCAGGCCAACCAAGGTTTACGGCAAGCGCGCTGAACTGCTCACAAGCCGACGTGTACGGGTCAATGTAGATCGTTGAGCTGGTGGTCGTGGTTGGCTCAATGAGGTACGGCTGGACGCTTATCGGTGCTAGCGCAATCGTGCCAGATGGGGCGCCAAACGCGTCAGGAGCGCCTACAGCGACCGTAAAACCAAAGACCGTACAAAGCACTAGCCCTATAATTTTTTCTGCTAAATAGTTCATCGTTTCTCCAAAGGTATGGGCTGACCCCAAGTTGAGGTTGCCGTTCTGAATGCGATTTGTCCCAGTAGGAACTTGCCCGACTCTGGGCTGGTAAATATCTGCACCAAGATTTCTTGGCCGTTGTCCATCACTCCTGTATAGACGCTGTAATCAACGATCTGCGGTTCAGTCATTGCCTGTCCTTTTGTCGGTACTCCGACCCTAGAACATAGATCAAGCCTTAGGTGGGATTTCCCCAAACACCTTTAGGAATGCGGCTTTAACAAAGATTACCGAGTCGGCTGCCTGTGGGGTTATCTCCACGTGGAACCAGTCACCCCCAGGGCTACCTGACACCGTTGGCTTGCTGTACTTCTTCCAAGCCTGACGATCGCATCGCCATGAGCGACCGTATGGTGCAGGGAAATAGTCAATGACCATTTCAATGCCCAGATCATTAGCGTGTGCAACAAGCAGTTCAATAAACGGCAACGCTGCTTTGCGTGATGCGTTTGGATGACGATCACCGCCTCGATAAGACAAATCGACTGCCCTGCCGGTGGCGTGAACGCTTAAGGAGCCTGGTTTCCCCTTGACGTCGCGAACCCCCCAAGACCCATTATTGAACATGGCGTTATTTGAGTGATGCAGTACTTGCTTAATGAACTCATTCATGCCGGCACGTGGGCCTGCTGATGCACCGTCGCTGTTGCCTGTGTACGGCCGTGCGTCAGGGTTAGCTTTGGCTGTTGCCACGGCCAAACTTCATGTCTTTAGGATTAAAGTAACGCAACGCTGTTGGGCAGACCGCGCCGATCGCAGCTGCCAAAAGTGCTGATGGGTCGGTGTTGCCTGTTACCGATAGCGCGACAACGGCAGCAAGCATTGAGCGACCGTATGAGGCGAGTAGGGCTTTATCACTTGCTTTCATCTTCTGCTCCTTTGTCCTTTGGTTTAGATTTTAGTCCGTTGCTGGCCACTAACCCTGACAACGTGCCGGTCATAAACACCGTCAACGTGGATAGGAGATCAATGAAAGCAGCGTCATTTGGGCTTTGATGACCGATCGGCTGGGTAACGAACATGAGTGCGTACACAAACCCGATTACGGTGATGGCAAACACCAAGGCCATAAGCGCGCCAACGAACACGATCAAACGTGCGTGTAGATCTTCAGGTTTGAGGCGGTTCTTCATAGATTAAATCTCGAGTGCACGTTCCAGACGGGTTACAAAGTGGTGGTTCGCATTCTGGTTTTTTCCAATTTGCAGCGTCTTGGCATGGGTAACGGTATGAGCCGTTGTATCCACAACTGGAACATCCCCACATGACTACTGCTATGAGTAGCGCGTAGCCAATAAGGTAACGCCATTTCATTGATCAATAATGTCAGGTTCTACAGCGTATTCAGTTGTTCCATGCTCGTAGTTGAGCAATTCTGCTGGAGTCATGTCTCTGGTTATCACTTCACCAGTTTCACAATTGACAATGGTTATCTGTGGAACGGTCATGATGCTGTCACTCCGTAAATGCTCACCGTTGCCGTGATGTTGCCTGTAGATAGTTTCAGCAAAAAGCCCGTATAGATTCGCGCGGTGCTGTTGATTACAGCAATGGTTCGCTGAGCGACATTGCCTGATGTTGAAATGGAACTAGACACCATTCGAGGGGTAGCACTTGAGTTGCCAACATTGAAGAATTGCATTGTGCCGCTTAGCGATGATGTGCTAACAGTTTGCCATACGCCTTGACTTGTGTTTGCGCCATAAAGATCGGCGCTTCCGTTTGTTGTATCAATGCCGCGCCCAGCGTAATAGTAGGTAGTTGCTTGTGTTGTTGGACCGGCATAACGGAACTGAATATGAACATCAGCCGTTGTGGTTCCAACCAAATCCTCAATTACTACCATGTAAGTCTTGTATGTAGATGTAAACACATCGTCATATGCAATTGAAGCAACTGGCCCTTGTGTTGTCCTTGAAATTAAAGTCAATCCGCCTGCGCCTGCTGCAAAGCTAAGGTTGGCATTAAGTGAACTGGCGGTTAGCACCTGTCCTGCGGTGTAGGTAGTAAGTGGCATAGTGCTCCTATCCTAAAGCATTTGTTGTTGAGAGTGTGCCATAGATTGCGTCATCCAAAATTAACTCATATACAACCGTAGTTGGTGCGGTTGAGTACAGCACCCTGTGGCCTGTGCCAAAATCTAAATAATGCTCTATTCCCTCAACTGACAGTTCTTGCGCCAACTGGGTTGTGCCGGCACCGCTCGGGAACGTCTTTTCAATACTGATCGTGTCGCCAATGTCCACAGTTGCCAGCGTGTCTTTTTGGGCTGTGGTAAGCATCAGGAACTTGGTTGCCACGGACGTGTAGCGTGCTTCGGGCTCTGGGTTTAGCAGGTATTCGGCTGCGGTCTGAATTTCTCCAGCGTCATGTAACAGGCTGTTTGTAATGCTTGCCGTTTGGATGAAATATGTGGCAATTGATGCTGGGTCGGTAGCCGTGTAACTGTCACCATCTAAGCCAGTCACGACCGATCTGTTGATCACGGAATCCGCTTCAAATGAGATGCCCACACCGTCAAACTTGTAGCCCGTGCCATCGTCCTTAAACTCCGCTACAGACGCGCTCAACGTGGCACCAATGCGTTCTTGGAATGTGAACACGCCAGCCCTAGACATAAACACACGCCCAAACTCGGCGGTCTCATTGATTTGCGTTATGTAACCAAGCGCGCTAGTTCCTGCCGGCACGTTGTACGCCGCATCATGGCCTAGGTTGACGGTTCCTGTGGCGATGTCTCGAGCCATTACAGGGAAATCAACTTCTGGCAGGTCTAGGACGGTTTCAATGCGTTCGCCTGATGTTTCAGCGGATGGGTTTAGCGCGTCCAAATAGGTTTGGGCAAGCAAATAGAACTGGTCAGCGCAATACACGGTCACGGTGTCCAATCCGCCGAGCGCAAAGTTGTAGTCGTAGTTCACGACATAACCGCTAAACAATGATTCGGGCACGTTGGTGGCGCTGTATCGAATCAGTCGCACTTCGCGCAATGGGGCAAGCCCAGGCTTAGATTCTGCGGTGTCATAATACGGACTGTTTTGGTCAAACGGGTTAAAGATGCCGTCCACGTCTTGAATGGTAAATGTCATTGTGCCGGCGCTGAATTGATCGCCTACGTCACGGCGACCGCGGCGCACCGTAATAGTTGTGACTGAATCCATGACGTCAGCAAACTCGGTCGTGCCGTCAAGGACATAACTGGTGTTATCAAGTACGCCTTTCAGCGCGTCATCAAGAGTGAACGCGTCAACAATAAACCCTGTAGCGATCTTAAGGTCATAGTTGCCCGAGTCAACGACAGCTGTGCCGGGCATTAGGCGACCTGTAGTTGCAACGGCCCAGCAGACCTCGAGTATGCGCGCAACGCGTTAACAACGCTTTCACCAATCTCGGCGCTTGTCGCAAGACCGCCAGTTACGTTGATAGTGATTCCGCCACCGTTCTGCAAACGATCTAATGGCACTACGGCTTCTGGGCCTGCCTCACCAATAAGCGCCAACGTAGGGCTAGACACAATGCCACCTTCTGCCATGCGCGGTAAGTTCATGCGTGATGCGGCTTGTGTAGCCGAGTCTCCACCAATGCTTGGCAAGTTGACGTGCGCGATGGTGTTGATGTCTGGCGCAATAGGGATTGCGTTGTAAGCGCGGATAATGCCGTTGACCATCATGATCGCACCGTTGACCACGGACTCGAATGCGCCAAGAATGCCGTTAATGATTGCATTAACGCCAGTCTTAAACCAGTCAAACTTGTTGTAAGCAACGACAAGCGCGGCGACCAATAGGGCGACACCTGCAGCGATCAGGCTGAATGGGTTAAGTGCCATAGCAATGTTTGTAGCCACGATCGCAGCGGCGACCAAACCAATTGCGGCAGCAATAGCCAAGAATGCTTTGGGGTTGTCTTGAGCCCATGCAGCAAACTTGTTGAGCACAGGCAGGACGGCTTCAAGCACAGGCAACAAGGCAGCGCCGATTGACTCTTTTGTTTCACCAATGGAATTCTTGAGGATTGCCATCTTGCCGGCAGCGGTTTCGGCGTTCTTTGCTGTGGCACCGCCAAATGTTCCGCCTAGCACGTCCATGACTTCGTTGAGGCTGGCTCCTTCTTTGATCATGGTTGACATCTCTGGGCTTAATGATCGGAGCGCCTTAAAGTTGCCTTGGTATGCCTTGGCGAGCGCGTCAGCGACGCTGGCAGAGTCCATGCCTGTTGCGGTGCTGATGTCCATGACGAGGTTCATGTCGTTCATGGCAATGCCAACGTCTTTGGTACCGCGCACAAGCGCTTCTAAGGCTTTGCGATATTCGGTGTCGGCAACGCCAGACGCTCGACTCATTGCGCTGATTTGCTTTTCTACTTGCGCGGTCTGTGCTGCGCCAGCGCCAGTCACATTTTGCAGAGTAAGCGCTAAAGCGGCTTGCTCTTGCTGGTCTTCCATTGCGGCGCGTGTGGCATCGCCAAGGGCAACAGCCAAACCACCGAGCGCGGCAGCTGCAGGAACGGCAGCCTTCTTGATTGCGAACTGGGCTTTTTCGCCTGTCGTTTCAAGTTGCTTAAATTGGGCAATAGCCTTCTTTATCCCTTTGCCGTCAAACTCGCTGATGATCGGGATATTGATTGCCATTAGGTTGTCTCTCTGTTTGCTTCATCCATAACACGCCGCACTAACTGTTCCATTTCCCTTAGTACGTCATCACGGCGTTGCTCGTACGCTTTCCACATTACTCGCGAGCGAGGGCCATAACGTGCTGTTAGCGCTTTGCCTAGCGCGCCAGCCATTGTGGTGTCATACAAGGTGCCAGTCGCGCCTTGCCATTGAATCATGAATGTGCCGACGTTTACCTTGTCGCCAGCGCTGGTTTCTTTGATGTTTCGCGTATTGATTTTGGCGATGATTTTTTGGTTATATCCTTCCGACCAAGGCAACACTTGGAACCCTGAACGATATTTGTACGCTCGAGCCATACCAGACAACGGCGCTTTAGACGGCACAAGGTTTTTGGCATCGTCAATAACAGGCTGAACAATCTTCTTGTAATCCTTGGTAATTTCACGACGCAAAGATTTGTCAATTTTGTTGAGTGTTTTTAAGGCTTCTTTGAGACCAACAACCTCAATGTTGCTCGTAACCGTTGACGATCTTTCCGTGTAACTGCGCGCTGGCATAATTACCTTCTTTTCTTGTTTGCCTCATTAAGCACTTTAATGACCGTTGTCAAGTCCCGTGAGTCAAACGCAATGTCGCTAGGCCACCAACCGACCGCGACCAACACTTCTGCTAGTTGGCGGCGGTAGGTGCCGCGTCCGTAGGGTTTGGGTTTGTCTCATCCAGTACCGGAATGATTTCCATTTCAGGCATTGACTTAACCCAATCGCGCCAATTGTCTCCGACCTGCTCGCCACGCATTTTTAAAATAACGTGCATCCAAACGCAATAATCGCTTTCAAGTGGCGCGTTGACCATTTGCTGAAGATTGCGTCCTGTAATGCGTTCCCATTCAGTAGAAACAAACAGGTTTGTGTAATAGAACTCGGGTGCGCTGTCGGCCGTGCGCTTTAACTGCAATTTGATCTTCATTGTTCTCCTATGTCGGCTTGGAGCCGTTGATTATGCGGTTGTATCTACGCTGTACACGCCACCTTGAAACTCAATCTCATAGGTGCTTAACTCGCCGAGCGATGCGTTGATTACTGGAATGCTCGATAAGTAAGTGTCGGTCAAAATAAAGCCAGGGTTAGTTGCGCTATCTGCTGCGCTGGTTGGGTTTACTTTGATTGTGCACTTTGTGCCGAGAAGTGGTGACAAAACTGCGTAGGACTCGCTTGCTGCATAACTGGCATAAACCGTCAATGTCAATGAGTTGCTGAACAAGCCTGCAGTCATGGTGCGTGAAGTCTGACCGAATGCGGTGTCTTCAAGAGCTTCTGCAGTCACGGTCAATGTTGCTGCGCTCACCTGGTCGGTGATGTCAACAATGGAGCCGATTGCGGCGCCGACTTTAACGGTTGGATTCGAGAGGTAAGTTGATGCTGGCATGTTTGCTCCTTAAGTTCTGATCTGATAGTAGATGATTTATATTCGGTAGTAGTGGATTATGCGGTCTGGGCTTGGATAGCGCAATCAAGGTCATAGCACGGGTACAACGCGCCACCGATCTCAAGGCTTGACGGACGACCAGCCATAACAATGATCGGCGAGTTAAGCACACTTGCAACAATGCTCAAGATCGAGCGGAGCACCGGCAGACCTGCAGGCCCAGAGCCAATGACCTTAATTGGGAACTCAAGGCGGACAATGTTGCCGTTGCCAGCAAACGTGGTGAAGTTTGGCGCGTCTAAATAAACCGAGTTTGCGACGAGTTTGGTTGCATCATTTATTACACGGAGCCCAGTTACCGCGGTCAGCGTTGCTGTGACATCATCAATCGCTTCGTTGAACAGGTCGGTGTACGACATCAGGCAACCGCTGG